AAGAGTTAAACGCGATGCACGGTTATAACGAGCCTTCAAAGCTAAACATCACTGGAAGCATGGTTACTCGCATCATACGCGAAGTTGCAGATGACAACGCTAAGGATTAAAACCCCGCGCTGGTTTAAGCCGTTCCTAAAGCCTAGTCGATACAAGGGCGCTCATGGTGGACGGGGAAGTGGTAAGAGCCATGCCTTTGCGGAAATGGTCATTGAAGCGCACGTTATGGATCAGCGGCGCAGAACCGTTTGCGTTCGTGAGATACAGAAGTCGCTATCGCAGTCGGTCAAGCGTTTGCTGGAGCTTAAGATTGAGCAGCTTGGCGTTCAGGATTACTTTGAGATTCAGGAAAGCCAAATCAAGTCACGGCATGGCGATGGGTTAATCATATTCCAGGGTATGCAAAACCACACTGCCGATTCCATCAAGTCGCTGGAAGGTTATGACTGCGCTTGGGTGGAGGAATCGCAGACGCTATCGCAGCGCTCGCTCGACCTATTGCGTCCGACAATCCGAAAGCCAGATAGCGAACTGTGGTTCACATGGAACCCGCTGAACAGCAGTGACCCGATTGATATGCTGCTGCGTGGCCCAAGCCCACCGCCTGATGCCGTGGTTGCCCAGGTTAACTATCGAGACAATCCGTGGTTCCCTGATGTGCTTAAAGGCGAAATGGAATATGACAGGGATAGAGACCCTGACAAATACAAGCACGTTTGGCTTGGCAACTATTCGTCGAACAGTGAGGCGCGTGTATTCCGTAACTGGAAGGTTGAGGACTTCGAAACGCCAGATGACGCAACGCATCGCTTCGGCGCTGACTGGGGCTTTGCATCTGACCCGACAGTATTAATCCGCTGCCATGTTGTTGGCAGAACAATCTATGTCGATCATGAAGCGTATCGTGTAGGCTGTGAGATTATGGACACGCCAGATCTGTTCTTCACTGTGCCTGACTCTGAAAAGTGGCCCATCGTTGCTGACAGCGCCAGACCTGAAACAATTAGCCATATGAGAAAACATGGCTTCCCAAAGATCATGGCAGCAGTCAAAGGGCCTAAGTCTGTAGAGGAAGGCGTTGAATGGCTGAAGTCTTACGACATTGTTGTTCACCCTCGCTGCCAGCACACGATTGACGAATTAACGTGCTATAGTTATAAAACTGACCCCTTGACAGGACAAATCTTGCCAATCCTTGCAGATCGTGATAATCACCTTATAGACGCGCTACGTTATGCGTGCGAGGCCATACGTCGAGCAGTCCCTGCAAAGACTTTTGATGTGCAACCTTTGGCAACTGTGAGTAGGTGGTAAATGGCTCGATTGAATAAAGAACAACGGTTCCAGAACATCCATCAACAGGCGATGACGGAGTTCGACCGTGTTCAAACATCTGTGCGTGATGAACGCTTGCAGTGCTTACAAGATAGACGCTTCTACTCCATAGCTGGAGCGCAGTGGGAAGGCCCACTAGGTCAACAATACGAAAACAAACCACGCTTTGAGGTAAACAAGATTCACCTTAGCGTCATTCGTATCATCAACGAATACCGTAACAACCGCATCGCTGTAGACTTTGTGAGCAAAGATGGCGAAGCAAACGACAAGCTAACAGAAACGTGCAACGGTCTCTATCGTGCAGACGAACGGGACAGCGGCGCAGAAGAAGCATACGACAACGCTTTTGAAGAAGCTGTAGGCGGTGGCTATGGCGCATGGCGTTTACGCACTGCGTATGAAGATGAAGAAAACGACGAGGACGAACGCCAGCGCATCCGCATAGAACCAATCTATGACGCTGATAGCTCTGTGTTCTTCGATCTGGATGCAAAGCGCCAGGACAAGGCTGACGCTAAGTATTGCTTCGTTCTGTATTCAATGACCTATGAAGCTTACAAAGCTGAATGGAATGATGACCCAGCAACATGGCCCAAAGTAATCCATCAATATGAGTTTGATTGGGATACGCCTGACGTTGTGTTCGTCGCTGAATACTATCGCGTTGAAGAAGTGCGTGAGACAGTCCGCATCTTCCTGACGATCCAAGGCGAAGAAGAACGCTATACGCAAGCGGACTTCGATGCAGACGAAACGCTAGAGGAAACACTAGCTGCTGTTGGCACTGTAGAAGTACGCCAGAAGCGTACTAAGCGTAAGCGCGTCCGCAAGTATATCATGAGCGGCGGCGGCATCCTTGACGATATGGGTTACATTGCTGGCAAGAACATTCCTATCGTTCCTGTTTACGGCAAGCGTTGGTTCGTTGATAACGTCGAGCGTTGCATGGGCCATGTGCGACTAGCCAAAGACCCGCAGCGCCTCAAGAACATGCAGCTATCGAAGCTGGGTGAGATCAGTGCGCTTTCGTCGATTGAAAAGCCCATCTTAATGCCAGAGCAAGTCTCAGGCCATCAAATTATGTGGGCAGAGGATAACTTACGCAACTATCCCTATCTGTTAATCAATCCAATCACAGGGCCAAACGGCGAGACTACTGCTGCTGGCCCAGTTGCCTACACTAAGTCCGCACAGATTCCGCCAGCAATGGCAGCACTACTTGCGCTAACTGAGCAGGACATGGCTGAGATACTGGGAAGCAGCCAGCAAGCCGACAAGATGGTCAGCGGTATCAGCGGCAAGGCTGTAGAGCTTATCCAGACCCGCTTGGATATGCAGACGTTCATCTACATGAGCAACATGGCTAAGGCTGTGCGGCGCTGTGGTGAGATATGGCTATCAATGTCGAAAGACATCTACGTCGAAGAAAAGCGCAAGATGAAAACAGTCGGCACTATGGAAGAAGTTGGTTCGATTGAACTGATGAAGCCACAGATCGACGAAGAAACGGGCGAACTGATTTACGAGAACAACTTGGCTGATGCCTTGTTTGATGTTGCCGTAGACGTTGGCCCATCGTCGAGCAGCCGCCGTGACGCGACAGTCCGTGCGCTTACAGGCATGATGCAAGTTACCACCGATCCAACAACCCAACAGGTTCTGCAAGCTATGGCTATCATGAACATGGAAGGCGAAGGCATTGGAGACATCAAGGAATACTTCCGCAAGCAGCTAGTCCAGATGGGCGTCCTGAAGCCAACGGAAGAAGAACAGCAGCAGATGATGGAAGCACAAGCTAACGTGCCTCAAGATCCACAGACTGCTTATCTGTTGGCAGAGGCTGCAAAGGCACAGGCACTGGCTATCAAGGCACAGGCTGACACTGAATACACCTTGGCGCGTTCTGAAGAAACGAAGGCTAAGACAATTCAAACGCTATCAAGCGTCGATATAGACGAACGCAAGTCCGCTATTGAGACTGCTGAAAAGATTGGGGCTGCAATACAGCCGCAAATGAATGTGGTTCCACCCTCCACACAATTTGGGTGAGTTAATGGGGTTAAAACATGAAAACGGCAGAACTGGATAACGACAACATCGACACAATAGACATCGACACAGACATCAATGACCAAGCGGAAGATGAGACCAATTCCATCGACCAGGCTGATGATGAGGAAGAAGATGACGAAGATGAAGTCGTAATATCTATCGGAGAGGAATCGCCACCTCAAGATGAAGAAGTTCGTGCGCCTGCTTGGGTGCGTGAATTGCGTAAATCAAATCGGGAAAAAGAGCGGAAGATACGCGAACTGGAAGCAAAGCTAAATACGGCAGCAACTGAGACCAAACCAGTTGCATTAGTAACAAAGCCAACGCTTGAAAGTTGCGACTATGACTCCGACGAGTATGAACAAAAGCTTGCTGATTGGTATGAGCATAAACGCGAATACGATTCAGTGGAAGCCACGGCAGTAGCGCAGCGAGATGCTGAGTCTAAAGCATGGCAGGACAAGCTTGATTCCTATGCGAAGGCGAAAGCCTCGTTAAAGGTGCGGGACTATGACGAAGCTGAAGCCACGGCTTTAGATACGTTTGACGTAACGCAACAAGGGATAGTTCTACAAGGCTCTGACAATCCTGCTTTGCTTATTTACGCAATTGGCAAAAGCACTAAGCGAGCTAAGGAACTGGCAGCAATCACCGACCCCGTAAAGTTTGCCTTTGCGGTAGCAAAACTGGAGACTCAGTTGAAAGTAACTAACCGTAGGGCGACAACCTCGCCAGAACGTACAATCACCACAAGCGGTGGGCGTGTGTCTGGTTCCATTGATTCACAACTTGAACGCTTACGCGCTGAAGCTTTGAAGACCGGAGACTTATCAAAGGTCATGGAGTATAAGCGTCGTAATAAGAAAACCTAATTTTTCGGAGTTAATATAATGGCAAATGCTTTTTCAAAAGAAGAAATTGTTGCCTTTGAGAATATTCTTGAAGGCTTCCATGACGCTTTGATCCTTTCAAAGAACGTCAACATCTACAACACCAATGGCGTAACTATGGAACGCGCTCGTGACACCATGTGGCGTCCGCAACCATACATCGCTCAGTCGTTCACTCGTACTGTTGGCACGACCATTGCTTCTAATGTTCAAACGATGACCCAGCTTTCTGTTCCTTCGACCTTGGGCTTCAGCCCTTGCTCTGCGTGGGAAATGAATGCTTTGGAACTTCGTGATGCACTGCAAGAAAACCGTCTTGGCGATGCTGCAAAGCAGAAGCTTGCTTCGGACATCAACCTTTCCGTTATGGATTTGGCTGCTGCTCAGGGTACGCTTGTTGTTGACGTAGCTACCGCTGCTGGCGATTATGACGATGTTGCACTTTGCGACAGCATCATGAACGAACAGGGTGTTATGGCTGGTGATCGCTACCTCGCATTGTCGAGCCGCGATTATAACGGTATGGCTGGTAACTTGGCAGTAGCGACTCGCTCGTTCACTGGCACGAAGTCGGCTAACGCATATGAGCGTTCGTTCGTTGGTGAAGTCGCAAGCTTCTCAACCTACAAGCTTGACTATGCTAACCGTTGTGCTGCTAACGCTGCAACACCTACGATTGCTACCAATGGTGCACAGGTTCGTTATGTTCCTGAAGCAACCACGAATAGCGTTTCGGGCATCCTGAACGTAGACAACCGCTATCAGACTGTTACTGTTTCGACAACGACAGGCACTGTTGCGGGTGATGCGTTCACGATTGATGGTATTGAAGCTGTTCACCACATCACGAAGCGTTCGACTGGCGAACTCAAGACGTTCCGCGTCATTGAAGTTGTCAACGGTACGTCGATGGTTATCAGCCCTCCAATCATCGGTGCAAACTCAGCTCCAACTGATGCTGAACTTCAGTATCAGAACGTTGAAGTAGTCTCGACCTCGGCAACTGCCCCGATCAACTTCTTGAACGTAGCTGCTTCGAACATCAACCCGTTCTGGCGCAAGGATTCGATTGAACTGCTCCCAGGCCGCTATGCTGTTCCAGATGGCGCTGGCGTTGACGTTCTTCGTGCATCAACGGATCAGGGTATCGAATTGGTCATGACCAAGCGTTTCGATCCACTGACCTTCCAGACGCTTTACACGCTGGACACACTGTATGGTGTGGTTATGACGAACCCTGAAATGGCAGGTATCCTGCTTTTCAACCAAGTGTAATAGGGATGGGGGGAGCTTCGGCTTCCCCCTCTTTCTTCAAGGAGCGAACCAATGCCATTGAAAAAAGGTTTTAGTCGAGCAACCATCGGCAAGAATATCAAGATGGAAGAAAAGTCTGGTCGCCCTAAAAAGCAAGCCATCGCCATTGCGCTCAATGTAGCACGCGATGCAGCAATGAAAGCAGGGAAGCCATCGAAAGCCCCTAAGCGGAAGGCAAAGAAATGAAGATGGGATTGTATGCCAATATCAATGCGAAACGGAATCGCATTAAGGCTCAGAAGGCTGCTGGCAAGACACCAGAGCGCATGAAGAAGCCTGGTAGCAAAGGTGCGCCAACAAAGGCTGACTTCGTTGCATCGGCAAAGACTGCCAAGCCAATCAAGGGCAAAACAAAGTGACAGACTTCCCAACCATTCTTTATCGCATCCCTGGGCCTCACAAGAAGAAACGTGGGTTGACCTATGGTTACAGAGGCGCTGCGGATCAGGAAGCATTTGACGCATTGATCGCCAAGGGCTGGTCTGCGTCTTATGAGGATGCTGCAAGCAAGCTAGACAAGAAGCCAAAGGCTAAGGCTGTTGAGATTGATGAAGTCTCTGGCCCAAGCCGTGAGGAACTGGAAGTTAAGGCGAAAGAATTAGGGGTATCGTTTAATGCACGAACTTCTGATATAACGCTGTCAGATCGCATAACGTCAGCATTGGAAGTCTGAAATGGGATATACAAAGCGCCAGTTCGTAACGTCAGCCTTTGAAGAAATAGGCTTGGCAGATTACGTCTTTGACCTTCAGCCTGAACAGCTAGAGGCCGCTTTGCGCCGTTTAGATTCTATGATGGCTGAATGGAACGCTGCTGGCATCCGCCTTGCATACGCAATGCCAAGCAGCCCACAAGACAGCGACCTAGATACAGAAACCAATGTGCCTGACAGCGCATGGGAAGCTATCATCACCAACCTAGCCATTCGGATTGCTCCTGGCTATGGTAAGGCTGTATCTGCTGACACTAAGGTATCAGCTAAGGGCGCTTACAATGTATTGCTGCAACGCGCTACATTCCCGCTTGAACAACAGCTTCCATCAACAATGCCATTAGGTCAGGGCAACAAGCCTTGGCGGTGGGATAATCCTTATGTGCGGATTCCTTATGATTCTGTAAATGCTGGGCCTGATGGCCCCCTTGATTGGAGTTAAACCATGCCTACCATTAATCAGCTACCAACCGTAACACAGGTCTCTGGCGGAGATCAGTTACCATTATTCGTAACCAACCAAGGCGATGCTCGTCGTTGCTCTGTCACAACCCTTATTGAATATGTTGAGGAAAACTTTGACGCTGTTGTTTGTAATTCGGTTCAGACAACGCCATCAACCTTTGCCCAGCTTATCAACCCTGTTGGTAACACTGGCGCACGGGCTTTTATTACTGATGGAAGCACTACAACATTTGCTGCTACTGTTGCAGGCGGGGGCGCTAACTTCGTTCCCGTATACAGTGATGGCACTGTGTGGAGAGTAGGATAAGTTAAACTTAGTTAATGGAGAAGTGAAATGAAAATGGGTGGCGGAAAAATGAGCTACGGTTCAAAGGATATGTCGATGGCAAAGAAAGCCGCCGCTAAAGCTGGCAAGTCAATGACAATGACCAAAGCCAAGAAGAAAAAGAAGTAAGACGCCACGAGGCTCAGATGAAAAAGGATTCGCGCCTTACTCGTGCAGGTGTCGCTGGCTATAACAAGCCGAAGCGCACACCGTCGCATCCAAAGAAGTCACACGTTGTGGTAGCTAAGGAAGGCGACAAGGTTAAGACGATCCGTTTCGGGCAGCAGGGCGTAATGGGTTCACCCGCCAGCAAAGGCGAAAGCGAATCCAACAAGAAGCGCCGCGCATCATTCAAGGCTAGACACGCAAA